CCTTCAGTAGCTATTGCAACAGTAGCTAATGTTACTAATACTTCTTTACTCTCTGCCTTTTTCAAAACCTCTTCTTTAGAGTCGCTCATATTACCATAAAATTTTTGAATTTTGGGGCAGGAAGATAAGAGCATTTCATATAGATTATCTAACTGCTCAATAGTCTTACAGAATACTACACAAGATTTCCCCTCATTATAGTTCTTTTTAATATCAGCACATATCATCCTATTAAAGTTATCATCATTAGCAATTTTAGCGTATGCTTCATGTAATCTTAAAGGATAGGCTTTTATCTTACCTAACGCTTCAAGTTCACTACATATATCACGCCATTCAGGAGTTCCCTCTACAAATTGATTACCTTTATACACAAAACTATGTACGTCCTTCAAAGTTTTAACATCATAATAAGATTTCTTATAGTACCATTTCACATTACTCTTTCTTACCTTTATGAGTATGTTTTCAGGGGCTATTATAGCGTCAGATTTTAGTTTTGAGCCGTCAAAAACGGTTGCCCCACATATTATATCTAATACATCAACAAGCCCGTCATTTCGCATTTTTGTGGCTGTAAGCCCCAATCTGAACTTTGCAGGGAAATTAAATAATACCCTATAACTTGCTGCGGCGGCGTGATGTTGCTCATCACAAATAATAAAACCAATATGCTCATAAAGCTGTTTAAGTTTAACTTCACCCAAACGTGAAAGAGTTTGAATTGTAGTAAGTGTAAAATGCTTACCAAGTTTAAATACTTTTCCTTTTACAAGTCCTACATCAGCTTCTCCATTATATGCAAGTTCAATATCCTTTTTCCACCCTCCAATTAAATCATCTTTATTAACAACTATAAGAGTGCTTTCAGACATTCGCCCTGCAAGATAAATGCCACAAAGACTTTTTCCGCTACCAGTTGGCAATACAAGAGTCCCGTATGGATAATTACTATTTAACCACGCTTCAGTAGCTTGCTTTTGTATATCCCTTAATTCTAAAACAAATTTAGGAAATCCAACAGTATTTACTACTCTTGAATCATTTACTACCTCAAAATCATCTACTTTAAGAACATAACCCATAGGCACTTCAATAAATGCTTTATTTTCTTTATAGTAATGCAAATATGGAGGTACTTTTGTTTTAGCATATTTACTATATTTTAGTACACTTTCATAGGCAGGATTTTTAAAAGTTAAATCTTTTCTTATCTGCATTTTTTGTTCTTCTGTTAAACAAAATATTCTTTTACAATTACTGTATGCTACTTTTATCAATACCAAAAAACTCCTTCCTTACTTTAAAAATTAAATCCCAAAGTTTATCACTATCTTTATGTGGTAACATAATTGCCCTCAAAGAAAAATAAACATCACCTTTATCAGAAAAACTTACAAGTAATCCATCACTGTCTTTAATACAAAGTCTTAAATTGTTATTTTCTTCTATAATCAATTTTATCACCTCTGTACATATATTACCATACTTTCTGCATTTTGTCAAGTCTTATAAATAAAAAAAGTAACAAGAGATAACTCTTGTTACTGTAAATAATCTGTTACACCTCTTGCAATGGCTCTTGCAATATCATCTTTTTTATTTACTAAAATATTTGCATCGTCCATATTATCAATAAAGGCAATTTCTACTAAAACGGCAGGCATTGAAGTAGAATTTAATACTACTAAACCTGTCCGTTCTTTTAAACCTCTATCTACTGTGCCAATAGTGCTTACAAGCTGATTTTGTATACATTGCCCTAATTTTGCACCTGCACCATATAAACTATAAACACAAGTTTCAGTGCCTTTAGCTTCTGTATTAAAAGCATTACAATGTAAACTAATAAATAAATCAGCATAACTATTAGCAGATTCTACAACACATTCCCCTATACCATCATAATTAAGGTTATCAGACTGCAAGAGTTTTACCTCAAAACCTGCATTTTCAAGATAACCTTTCAACAAATTACCTATTTCAAGAACTGTATTAGCTTCAGTAATACCTAAAATATGATTTACTGCACCTGAATCGATACCAGGGCAATGCCCAGGATTTATAAAAATCCTCATTTCTTATCCTCACCTTCCTCTAAAGCGTCAGGAGTACCATTGTTATTAGTATCTACAAGCATACCTAAAATAAAAGTTACGAAACCTACCATAGAACCGTCAATTAATATTCTCAAGTATGCTAAAAGTTCTGATAACATCACTTTGTCTAACACAAATAGATATATCCAACAACCTAAATATAATAATAAAACAAAGGCAACTATTAATATATACCCTATAAGTACATATTTCACAGGTTTAGGCATATTCTCTAAACCTACCCTTAACTTATTAAGAAGTTCAGGTATTTTAGATTTAATAGTATTTAATAAATTATTCACTTTCTCACCTACTTTAAAATACCTAATAAAATTGAACTTATTAAAGATATAATAAAAGCAATTATAGAAGCCATTCTATATATATTTTCCATTTTATCATCTAATAATTTAGAAAAATCTACTTGCCTATCCCTATTTAACTTCTTTTCTGTTTCAAGCCCTCTATCAACACTTTTTAAAGAAACTTCAAGCACGGCAATATCCTTGCCGTGCTTTTCAAGTTCTTTTGCTTTCTCTTTTAAATCTTCAGCAAGTGCTTTCTGTGCTTGATTTACCTCTGCCAATTTAGAAGTGGCATCTAAAAGAAGTTCTAAAATTTCTTTCTCCATAAAATCACCACTTTAAATATGGTAAGAAAATTATGCTACTTTAACAACAGTCATGGAAGCATTAGTAAGTGTTACCGCAGTATCTACCTGTACTTGTAAACTTGCGCCCATATTAGGATTACAAGCACATGGTTTAGCAACCCTGATTAAAGTTGTAAAACTTAAATTATCAGTATCACCTGCTACACCTGTTACAGACGCTTCTGCACCATTTACATCTACACCATTATTTACTAATTTAATAGAATATAAACCTGCAACAGTAGGTACTGCATCTACATTTACCTCTACTAAATATATACCTTCTCCACACAAATTAATAGTTGTACTACCTGCAACGTGTTTAATATGACAACCACTGCATACATTATTTGTGCTAAAATCAATAAAAGCATTAGCCACTAATGCTTCTGACGCTGTATTCACAGTATTAAGAGTAGAAGGACACATTAACAATCACTCCTTATTTTAAAAATAAAGGGCAGAAAATTCTGCCCCAAAATTAATTAGCAGCCACAACCACCATAGCCATAACCACAATAATTACTTACAGATTGATAAGGACTTGCGGTTATGTAAGCAGGTTGTGGGAAAGGTCTTAAAGTACCAACAATATTAGCAGTCTGAGAAAGCTGACTTAACTGGAAGTTAGCAGACATCAAATCTCTATCTCTGTCTGCTAATTTATCACGGAGTTCTTGCATAACATTATGCTGAATCAACGCACGAGTAGCTTCACCCTCAGCATGGATAGCATTAGTTATCTCACAAGTGTTACGATAACCTTCAGATTTTAATTCACAGCAGCATTGTTGCTGAGCAAATCTGTTTTCAGCAATTTGATTTCCTAACTGATAACGGCTATCAAGAATTTCTCTCTGAGTTCCGTTAAAGCCCTGCAACATGGTAGAATTTTGTGCATAAAAACCATCACATAAACCATTTTGAATACCATCTAATTTACGGAGGATAGACTGAGTATCAAAACCCTGTTGCATTTCTACTTGAGTTAAACCTGCACCATTTCTACCATAACCATTGCCCCATCCACCCATTAAGGCAAATAAAACAATAATCCACATAAACCACATTCCGCCGCCGTTATAACAACCATCACCATAACCATAACCACGGTTTACATCCATTACTGGAACAATAGAAGCGTTTTCCATTATAAAAACAACTCACTTTCTTTATTATATTCCCCGCATAACCTGCATAATAGCATTGAAATCAATACCTCTTTGTTGGCACAAATTTTGTACCATTCCTTGTAACTGCTGCTCATTCATTCCCTTATACTGATTCATAATCCCTTGTACTTCAGGATTATTACCAAACATCCTCATAAACATTTGTTCAGGATTAGGATTGTTTCTTATTTGAGCCGCCATTTGCAGAACCTGCATTAGTGATTGGTCTAACATTGCCCATCTCTCCTTTCAGCTTTTCAACATCATTTACAAGTTTTCTCAAAGTATCATCATACTTCTTAAAATACTCTTCAGGTTGAACATTTGTAGGCTGATACAATTTATAGGTTAAGAAATCTGATGTACCATTTGCTAAATTATACTGTTTAGTATAAATCTCTCCTTGAGATACATTGACAAATACATACATACTACCATCTAAATCTACTATTGCCGCCTTTGCCTCTTCAAGAGATGTTACAGGCAATGCCTTTAAGTACACTCTTGCAGATTGATTATTAGGAACATAATTAGACAAACTGTTTAGACCAGGACTTGTTTGTCTATTCATATCCCAATTATTATAATTAACGCCATTATTAGGCGCAGGGTAACTAAAACCATTTCCATAATTATTATTATATAGCATAATTTCTTACCTCCATAATACTATTATACCACACTTTGGCAAAATTGCCACATTCATTTTCAATACTATTTTAACATCTTATCAATAAGAATTTGTATCTCTTTAGGATATAACTCATAATCATCATTCATAAGGCGTTTCATTTCAAGCCTCGAAGTGCTTAATAAATTACTTGCCGATTCATAGGTAAGAACCATCTTTTCTGATATATCCCAAAGATTATCTTGATTTACATATTTTAACATTAATATTTCTTCATTTCTTCTATGTAAACCAAGAGCAGGTATTAATGTTTTTAATGTATTTACATTAGCCAACTTTAACTTTCTACTAAACTCCTTCTTATCCAATCTTATGCCCCCAATTTTTTCACAATCTCATCTTTTGTAAAACCAAGGTTTTTATAAAGACTCTGCGGATTTTCTACATATTCGTATTTTAAAATGGTAGTCTTACCATTTTCTTCCATTGTTTCATATTTAACTGTATCTGTATTCTTGCCTGCTTTTTCTACCTCACCCGCATAAACCCAAATATAATCATCAAATAATAGATTACCCCATAAAGGCTTCCAAATTTCCTCGTTGAAATTTTCTGCCATATAATAGTAATCCTCTTTAGAACTTAATACTTTTGGTATACCTCTCATTAATAACTCAATCCTTTCTTTAACAGAATCTAATTTTATACTTTTACGAAAATTATAGGTATTTGCCCACTTCATCCAACCTTCTGTACTGGCTACCATACCTCTTGCATAGTCCAAATCTAAATCAGCAGTCTTTAATAAACTATCCAATTTTCTAAACCTGCGTTTTATCCTTTTTGCTGTACTCTTTCTTAATAAAACACAGTTGTTAGGAAATGTCCTATAACCAAGAAAGTCTACACCTTGCGTTATAGGAAATACATTACTTTTACTTAATAACAGGTTTAACTTATCATAAGCAAATACCTTCGCTTTTTCAGCTACCTCATGTAACTCCTTCTTATCATTACCGAAAATTATAAAATCATCACAATACCTTATATATGCACTACATTTTAAATCATACTTTATATAAGTGTCTAATTCATTCATGTATAGATTGCCAAACCACTGTGAAAGATAATTTCCAATAGGTACGCCCGCCTTTCTGTGACCAAATTCCTCTACATATCTTTCAAGTTTTCCACGCATTATATCAGCATCTTTACGCCCTTCAAAATTCTTCAAATAACCTATATTAGCTTCTCTTGTTGCAAGACTATCTATTATTATATCAAGAATACTTAATAAATCTTTATCTTTAATCTTTTTACGCAATATTATTTTCAATATTTCATGGTCAATATTTACATAAAATTGTGAAATATCAAGTTTAGCACAATATTTATACTTTCTTACATATTCAGAGCATTTTATCATTCCCTTATGCTGCCCCTTACCTTTACGGCAAGCATAACTATCATATATAAATAAACTATCCCAAATAGGCTCTAACACATTCATTATAGCGTGATGTACTATTCTATCAGGATAATATGGAAGTACATAAATTAAACGCAATTTAGGCTCATACATTGAATAAATCCTATAAACGGAGTTCTTATAATTTCCGTCCATTAAATCTTTTTGTAATGATAATAGGTTAGCTTCCAAATTTTCTCTTACTTTAATAACCTCTGATAAATTTCCTTTACCTTTTCCCGCTTTTAATTCAGCAGTTTTAAGATTTTCAATATCAATAATTCTATTCCAAAGATTTCCATATCTTCGTATTTGAAAAGCACCCTCTCTATTAAAAAGTTTAACAAATTGACACTCTTTATAAAGAGTGTCAAAATGCTATTTAGGTATTTAGGTAAGTTGATTTTCGCCTTAACTACTAACCCCTTTACCATCCTGTAATGTGTTTCTGCTTTCGCAGAGGATAGAGATTCAGCCGAAGGATTAGCTTTATACCTATTGTATGATACCTTCGTATCACTACAGCTACGCTCGCCGTTGTTGGAGTTCACATTCGCTGAAGCATTATTGACATTAACTGAACGAGAACTGCAACTCGAACTGTTATTCCAGTTACTGCCGAGTTTCGCCTTTATAACCTCTACCCTTTAGTTGCAACTATTTATATATAAATTGGGGGTACGAGATGGTTGTCTACATTACCTCTCCAAGTTTATATCAATTTAAAACCGCATTAACTTGAATTAATGGGCTACGCCAATTCAATTCCCAAGTTTATGGAGCGGCTCACCACAGCCACGC